TTTTATGGATAGTTTAAGACGTAGAGACTCTGAAGAAACTTTACCTGATACAACAACATGGTCGTTACCATAAATTACCAATATAACCACCATGTATTCTTTTTTTTATCATATAAACCGTGACCTTGAAGGGTTATACGATAATAAGTCTTGTTATCTTTAGGTGTTGGTGATGGTGCAATCATATGTGTAGTTTTACCATTATGACACACAATATATCCAGGTTTATAATTCACTTTGGTTTTTTTGTTATTTTCAAATTTATATAATCCTCCACCAGTTGGAGGTAATTCTAAACATAATGTAAAAGATAAAGTTTTGGTATAATCAATATCTTCATCATCCTCAATTTTGACATGTCTATATTGAAAATCTTTATGAACAGACGCTACTGGTAAACTGAATAATTTGTTACATTTAAAAATATGAAATCCTGGATAAGCAAAACGATATTTAACTTTACTATTGGGAGCTCTTTTTTGGAAATAATTCAATACTTTGTCATAGAGATATTTGTAATGTTTATATAAAAATTTATTTGTTTTAATATACTCTGATTTATAATATTCGAAACCGCGAGTACCTTCTAAATAACTTGCAGTTCCTAATATATACATTAGTATATTTTTTGTTTTCCAGTTTTTCTTATGAGATTTAACTTGTTTTGCAAATAATTCAGCCTCTTGTCTTGTTAATACTTTTTCCATACAAAAGTCTGCTAAATTTTCAGATGGTTTAATATTATTATTATAAGTAATGTGATTGTCAATTTTATTTTCATAATCAATTAGATAATATATATATCCTATATATACACAAACAATTACAAGTATTATAGCGATAACTATGTATGTTAACATATCTTATAATTACAACACAGAATAAAATTTAAAGGTAAACTTATCAAATTATTTTTTTATTTGGATAATATATATATATATATGGACATTTTATCAAAACTAAAAGAAACAAGTCGTTATAAGCAATTATACGATGTTCCATTTAAATTAAATGGAGAAATGGTTAGTGATTTACAAATAGCTTTATTTTGTAATCCATGCTATGGCTTTGGTGATATTATTTTTTGTTTAAAGATGTATAATTACATTAAAGAATGGTATGGTATTGAATGTACCTTATTTACTACAAAACCTAAACCATTTATTGATAATGGAGTTAAAAAAATATTTTTAGCTAAAGTACCTAAAAAACAGTATGTTGAATGCGCAAATATTAAAGATATGAAGATTTATAGTATCAATGAAAAAGGAGATGCAGTTAAGCGTGTCAATCCACCTGTTAAATATGATTTAATATTTGTTACACCATGGATTGGAACGGATTATGAACCTAAGCATAGTTCCATGAAACCTTTATTTCCATATGCTAATCGGTTTAATACATTTTTATTTTCAGAATATAATGCACCAGAACCACATAAATATGATTTTCCAACTGGTATCGGGCGTGGCTTATTTGGTCTTCTTATAACAGACTGGAAAATAACTGGTCCACGAATAGTAGATAATCCATATTTAATGGTTCATTTAACACAAGATGACCGTGTTAATGTCACTAGTTGTTTCAGTAAATTTATTCAACTCATGTGTAAAAAGTATTCTAAACAACATCCTAAATTAGATGTTATTCTACCAGCCCATGTACTAGGAGACTCTAAGGGTATTAGAAAATTAATTAAATATATTAAAGAAAAGGGATATTATGACGAGGTTGATGTGATTACTAAAAAGGAATATCCATCACATGATGATTCTAAAAGAGTTTTAAGATTTAGAAGTGAGTTAACACCTATGCCTTATGATAAGTATGTTTCCATGTTTAATTATTGTTTACCAGATGTATTAATTACAGGAGACCAATCTGTTACAGATATAATTAGTTGTTGTAAAGATTATACAATTTATTATCAAATTATGCCATGGAAGAGAAATTTAGCTAAAAATTTATCAAAAGTTACAGGAGCTCAAAGGGATTATTTAAGTAAAGTTAGAGAATCTTGTGGATTACAAAAAATGTCTGACAGTAAAAAGTTAAATTTACGAAAGTTAGAACAAGAGTTTGATTTTAGACGATTAGGAAAGGCAAAATTAGATGGTATTATTAACAATGCTAGATTATTAACAACAAATAAAGATGTGAAAAAATATGTTAAAACAGTTTTAAGTTCTCGTAAAAGAACAACTGTAGTTAAAAAGTTCAAAGAATATCTTCGCGTTTAAATACAATTTTAACATTTATTGTTACAAAATTTTATTCTTAGATAATATTAATATGACACTTAAAGCAAGAATTAAGTTATATAAATATTATAAAAAACTACTTGATAATGCTGAGGATAAAAAGGCATTATTTAACAAAGAAAAAGTATTAGGCGAAGGTTATCAAGGAAAAGTTTACCAGTATTGTAAGAAAACACATTGTAATAATGTTGGTATAGCTGTTAAAAAAATGTATCTTGATTGGAAAGAAGGTAAATATGTGGAAGATATTTATAACTCTAAAGCTTTGAAATATGGTGCATTTATTGAATTAGCATCTAATCATTTGATTAATGAACTAGTTTTACAAGAAATCTCTCCAAATTTTATTTTACATTATACTCATGACTTTGAGGAAAGATGGAGTATATGTGCAGAAACGTATCCATATAAAAGTTACTTTTATAATGAATTTATAAATGATTCAGAAACATATACAGAATGGGTAACCAAGGAACATTCTATTCACTTATGGTATAATGCATTTTTTCAAATAACAGCATCTATTTATGCACTTCAGAAGTATTTTAATATGACACATTTAGATTTACATTCTGATAATATTCTTGTAAAAAAAATTAAAAAGGGAGGATACTGGACATATACAATAGCTGGTAAAGAATACAAGGTACCCAATTTAGGTTATCAATTTTATGTTTCTGATTTTGGACACGCCTGGATTCCTGATGAATTTAAAAGCTGGGTTATTTCTCAGAAATATAAAAAGAAACAAATACATAAAGCATTTGACATTTATAAATTATTCAAGTCAACACTATCATTTGATACTGCGCCTAAAAAATTCAAAAAGGATGTCAACTATTTAATTCGTAAACTACGTAAAAATGATGATTTTGAAGATATAATTGAAGAACTATGGGAAGAAAGATATGTATATGATAGTAGTTCAGGATTACCTAAAAAAATGACATCTAAAAAAATAGGTTCGTATGATATGGATAAAAAATTAAAGATTAAAAACATACCAAATGAACTAAAACACGTTGTAGTTCATTAAAATAAAAAAAGCCCAAGACTGTCTTTTGGACAACCTTGGGCTTAATTTATTATATTTTTTTAGTACTCGGTCCGGGTGCTGCCCCCGGGACTCCGCTTTATAAGAACGGTGTGATAACTGTTTCACCAACCGAGCTATCAAATTTAAATTATTTGATAGCTAGGACAAAAGTTATCCCCAGGTGGGGGTCGAACCCACAACCTACGCGTTAGAAGCACGTTGCTCTTCCAATTGAGCTACTGGAGATATAAATATTTACATTTATATCTACATATATACATTTAAGCCCGACACGGGATTCGAACCCGTAACCTTCAGATTAAGAGTCTGATACTCTACCGGTTGAGTTAGCCGGGCTATCAACTTATTTAAATTGATAGCCTAGATAAGATAGACAGTTTAGTGGTAGCAGTGGGATTCGGACCCACGAAGCATTATGCAAACGAGCTTAAATCGTTCCCCTTTGACCACTTGGGTATACTACCAGCGAATCGCTCCCGGGTGGGCTTGAACCACCAACCTTTCGGTTAACAGCCGAACGCGCTAACCAATTGCGCCACGGAAGCTGCGATTTTTTTTAATTTATAATTTTTTTTTGTTTTTAAACCATTTTATATTTTGATAACTTATTTTTCATTTATTAAGATTTATGAATTCATAAATTCAATAAACTATATTTTATTATCGTTTTTATTTTCATTCTTATTTATTTATGCAACTGCACGTCGGCCACGAGGCTTAGGCTTCGTAACAACAACTGGCTCTTCTTCGAGCTCATCTTCTTCTTCTTCTTCAACCTCTTCCTCCTGAACTTCTTCCTCTTCTTGATGTTCAGAAGCTTCCTTAACAGGTTCCGATTCAAGGTCTTCTTGAATTTGAGACTCTTCATCATCAATCATAGCATATCCAGTAATAGTCTGTTGGTTACGAGCAACCTTAGCTTGAACAAGCTTCCACTTAGCAGAAACCTTAGTAGTGATAGTAAGATAGACAAGTTCAAGAACAGCAACAACTTGACTACCCTTTGGAACAACTGATTCAAAGTTATCTTCATTCATTTCAAGAAGAGTCTTAGATTCGTCAAACATAAGAACTGGAGTAGGTGGCTTCTTGTAAGACAAGAAACGTCCAGTGAAGTCATCTCCCTTACGTTCACGGTCAAGCTTTGCTCGAACACGAGAAGGATAGTCAAGAACATTTCCTTCCTTATCCATTGGAACACGAACAGATGGAGAATAGAAAGCATTCTCAATAAGTTCCATGCTGACCTTTGGCTTACCCAACCATTCCTTAGAATGAGCCATAATTTGCTTCTTTACAAGCTCATCAAATTGTTCCATCTTATTATGGAATTCACGAATGTCAGCATTCTTGTCTTCTCCAGAAAAGGAGAGTTCTATTTCAAAGCTGTCATCCTTGTTATCGGTGGCATCCTTCTTACGCCAACGCTTAAGTCCATTTGGAACATACATCTTTGGTGTTTGTACCATAATTTTGCCTCCATCATAATTTACAAAGACCATTTTACGTCCATGATTATCAGTCTTCACGTCAGAGAAAGTGATTTTAGAAAGGTCGAGATTAGTAGCTTTAATAACTGGCATTTTCTTGGTTGTTAGTATGTTATACTTTTTTATATTTTTTATGTTTAAATTAATTTTCATTTTTTTTTTAGTGAAAATTAAAAAATAATTTAAGCCATTAATCCTGCAAGATACTGTGGTAAAGGTGTTTGAGTTACAAGACTTAAACCAATACCAAGACCAGCGCCGAATCGAGCACCCTTAGATACGTCGTCAGTAAAGATATCAAGTGTAAAGAATGTTAGAGCTGCAACAGTAGCAATAATCATAACTTCTTTATAGTTGGTACGTCTGTTTGGAATAACATAAGCAGCGATAGCGACTGCAATACCTTGAATCAAGTATTTAACAAGGTTATTAACAGTCAGTTTGTTCCAAATGGTCTCAAAAACTGTTTGACTTTCAATTCTAAAATCTTTTAAAGCGTTCATTGTCTTTTATAATATCTACAAATAAAATATTTTTATCAAAATTTATAATTAAAATGTATAATTAAATTTATATTAATTAAATTTATAATTGAAGGTGCGTTTATTTTTAAAAAATGCGTTCTTTATTTATTTAAAGTTTTAATATAATAAATATTATTATCATGAATCAAGATACTAAATTAAGTTTATTGATGCAAAGTTTAACAGAGTTCTATAAGGAACAAAAATATATTGATGAGATTAAAAATATTGTTGACCAGAATAGCGTAATATCACTAAGAATTCTAGATTGGTTTATTACCAATTACTCCAAGAAATTTCGTACTTTAATAGATAAGAAAAATGGAGAAAGCATGGATGTATATATGAATTATAAATTAATGTTGAAGTCATTCAGCAAGAAAGCATTTGATCCATTTTGTAGAAAAAATAAAATATACTTTTATTATGACGAAGACAAATTCATTGAAACAAGTTGTGGACAATTATGTTTCTTTAGATGGTGTTTTGAAAATGAAATTTTACAATATGTTAAAAACAATCTTAATACTATTGAACAAGACATGAAAAACTCACTTAAACAAAAAAAAGGTGAACCAATGTCACCTAATACTAAGAAACGTCAACCATTATCCATACCAGCATCTAGAAGTATTTCTAGAACTAATACTAAGTACGTACTCAAATTTGATTAAATTTGAGTACGGAATGTCTACTCAAATTTGATTAAATTTGGTACGGAATGTCTACTCAAATTTGATTAAATTTGGTACGGAATGTCTACTCAAATTTGATTAAATTTGGTACGGAATGTCTACTCAAAT